TATATAAAATAGTAGTAGTATTAGTATTTAATGGTAGTTCTTATAGTGTTCTTTCTATATTGTCCTTCTGTCCGGGGGTTTCCTATAGGGTGGTAGTAGTACCCCTCTCTAGGGGGTAGGCCCTCTAGGGTGGTTGGTGGTAGGGGGTCTATATAGGGACACGAGGACAGTTTGGACAGAATGAAACACGCTCGAAATGAAATATACAATCCAATTGACCGACAGCCAAAAGAATATAGAATTGCATCTGGTTTGTAAGTTTATATTTTAGTAAAGGGTTGATCGATGAAGAAGCGAACGATGTTCATGCCTACCACTCAGCCGGAAAACTTTGTGGATGAGTTCCAAAAGGCAGCGAAGGTTTTAGGTGTGGGGTTTTCTCAGTGGGTTGGTGATGCTTGTGTTGAGTTTCTTGCCAAGCAGACTGGCGAAAGCGTTGAAGATGTTCGAGCAAGGCTTGGGGATAGGATTGCGAGAGGAAGACCAGCAACAAAGGAGGCGAAGTAATGGCATTTACTTTGACGGAAGCGGCTCGCGAAATCGAGCATCTGCAAGCATTGCTCGCAGAGCAAACGAGCGAAATCAAGTCGCTGCAATCGCAACTTGCGAAAACGGCGAAAGACCGGACGCGTTACCGCGACCGATGCGAGGAGTTACGAACTGAACTGGCGAAGTACGTCAGGCCGGATAATCCAGTTTTGAGAGGGAGAAAGAAATGAGCGAAACGAAATTTAAGGTCGGGGACATCGTCAGGAGAAAGCAAGATCACACGATTTTTGCAGGATGGGTCGGCGAAGTGGTCAAGGTTGAAGGAGAGGAGATTAGCGTTAAGTACAAACGCCACACTTGGTCAAACAGATCAAAAACGAAGAACTACGAATTGGTCGAAAGGAAATCGGATTATTTTTGCTTTGAGTCGAGGGCCGAACCTGCCCCAGCCGTCAGCGAACCAAAAGCACCGCAACCAGAGTTTAAGGTTGGGGATCGGGTGCGGGTGGTTGCCGTTGAAAGTGCTATGCACAAAATGACCGGGTATGTGAAGCGATACGACAAAGACTTATCGCTACCGTACCATGTCGAGTCTGAGTGCATGAACTGGGATAATCGGTTTAGAGCCGATGAACTTGAGCCTGCCCCAACCGTCAAGGAATGCTTGACAGTTGACAACGTAAACCATCCACCGCACTACAACCAAGGTGGCATCGAATGCATTGAGGCAATCAAGGCGGCGTTAGGCGATGGCTTCGCAGCGTACCTTCGCGGTAACGTGATAAAGTATCTTTGGCGATGCGAGCATAAAGGCGGCGTTGAGGACTTGAAGAAAGCGGCGTTTTATTTGGATCGAGCAATTAAGGAGATGGAGGTGAGCGGTGAATAAAAACATAATTCTCGGAATCGACCCAGGGCCAAAGGAGCATGCGTTTGTGTGGTGGGACTGCGAAGAGCATCAGGTGGTTGGACTTCACACGTTTAAAAGTTTTATTCACTTGACCGCACGGGAAAAAGAGAACATTCTGTGCAAGGTTCACACCGTCGCGTGTGAGTGGATCGAGTCCTACGGAATGGCTGTCGGGCAGGAAGTGTTTCGCACGGTCGCCGGTATCGGTTGGCTAGCCGGCACGATTGGCACCGAAGTCAGGCTAGTGCCTCGAAAGTCGGTCAAGATGCACTTGTGTCAGTCGATGCGTGCAAAAGACGCGAACATACGCCAAGCGTTGATTGACCGCTGTGGCGTAGTCGGCACGAAGAAAGTACCAGGGCCGTTGTTTGGCGTTTCGTCTCACTACTGGGCGGCGTTGGCTGTTGCGGTCTACGCGGCGGAGACTCCGGCGAAGGATGGCGAGTTTTGGATTGAGGATTTAAGAAAGAGAAGCGTTATCTAGGAGAAATATCATGAGAGAAAAAAACAGAGTTTACCTTTGCGGAAGAATCAACGGTTGCACTGATGACGAGTGCGGGACATGGCGAGAGCGTGCGAAACTTCTGCTAGCAAGGCAGGAAGTGCTAGACCCAATGCGGCGAGATTATCGCGGTGTTGAGTCGATGCACGTTCACGACATCATCAAGTCGGACAAGTCCGATATCGACAATAGCGACGTGCTTTTAGTCTGGATTGACGAGCCGAGTTTCGGTACAGCGATGGAGATCATGTACGCATTCAACGAGCGTAAAAATATTGTCGTTGTAAACAACATCGGCAAGGCATTATCGCCTTGGGTTGTTGGTCACGCAACGGAGGTGTTTTACAGTCTTGAAAGTGCTTGCGAGTACATCAGCAACTTGCCATCGCTCAAAAACTTTTTGGGGTTGTTTTTGAAGGATGCGGCAAGCGGCAAACCATTTGCAAGGATCGATTTTCAGCATTCGTTGAATCGCAAAGGGTTGGCGGTAAGCGACAAGCAAGCCAACGATTTCTTAAACAGCAGCAACTCGGTTAAAAGCACCGACAATGGAAGGTGGGTATCGAAGTGATAGTTATGCCAGCGAACAGCACAGGTTGGTTTTGGCATTGTTTAGCAAGAGAAACCGGGCGGCTTGGTCACTTGTATTCTCCAGGGGCTCAGTGTGGCCCGTGGCCGTGGTTTCCTTATGCACTCGATAACGGGGCATTTGCTTGCTGGGATCGAAAAACGAACACGTTTGACGATGAGAAGTGGGCGACCGTGTTCCCTCAGTGGGAGCGTTTGCTAGCGTGGACGGCTCCTGCGGTACAGCGTGCAAGATGGGCAATCGTTCCTGATGTTCCAGGTAACGCGGAGCGAACGCTAGAGCGATTCGCAAAGTACGTTCAACGCGTTATCGATGCGGAGATTGTTCCGGCCATTGCTGTGCAAGACGGCATGACGCCGGAGATGGTGCTATCGCTTCGTCCAGGGCCGGTTGTAATTGCGGTTGGAGGTACAGACGATTTCAAGCGTGACACGCTAGCGACTTGGTGCAAGCACTTCCGACGCGTCCATCTGCTTCGCTGCAACTCACCCGATAAACTCGACATACTTGAGGATATGGGCGTTGAGTCGTGCGACGGTACGGGCTGGAATCGCGGCAACCGAAAGCAGACTGCCGGTGTAGAGCGATGGGCACGAAAGAAGCCGACGCCGACGCAAAGCGAAATCTGGCGGTATACGTGCCGATCCAAGACTACTGATGGCGAGTTGTTTGCAACCTAGCCAAGCAAAGTTTGCAATCGCCCTGACACTTGCTACAATGCAGGGAACCAAGGGAGGGTGTAACATGCAAGACCTATTGAAGTCTAAGCGTTTTTGGGCAGCGGCTGCGGTCGTTGCCGTGATTGTCTTAAAGGACAAAGTGCCTTTAAGCGAAGAGCAGATTCAACAGCTTGTGCTAGCCGTTGGAGCGTGGATCGTGGGAGATTCGATTCGGCCACTGCCAAAGCCTGATGAGGTAGCAAAGTGAGTCTTTTCAAGCGATGCGAAACGGCATGGCGTCCTGATGACGCAATACGAATTTACAACGAGACTGGCGGCGACCGTCAAGCGTTTCGTAGGGCGTACCGCCAACACGCAAAGACCGTTTACGGACTTGATCCAGTGACGGTTATCATGCTGGTTCAGATGGCAATCAGGTTGTATTTCTGGGCAAAGGAAAACGGCTTTTTATCCGCTATCCCGCAAGCTCAATACTCTAACGCTCCATCAGCGGCTCAACTCTACGCAGAGGCAGAGATTGAAGCGGAAAGCAGCGACGATGAGTAAGCCGGAACCTAGTTGGCTACCTTGGATCATCGCGGCTGGTGCAATCTACTTTGCGTTCCAGCGACCTACTAACGTTGATCCAAAGCCCGCCGATATCAAGGGCGTTGTAGCATCGACGCTTCCCAATATCCGAGCGGCATACCGAGCGGCGTTTCTTGAAGCGGCAACGAAGATCGAAAATCGCGAGATTGTGAACCAAGAACAGTGGACGCAGTTTATTGCGGCGAATGCGGGAGCGAAGTTCCGAGAGGGCATGGACAAGGTATATTCAGCGATTGACGAAATGAAACTTCCGGTGGAATTTACCGGACGCGAAAAGGAGATTGCAGACCTCAACAGGAGGATTGCTGAATCGTGGTAAGTTTGCTTAGTGACATCGCGGATTACGTCGAAGAGTGGCTATTCGTCAACGATGGATTCGTCAAGATTTTAACGCTAGGCGTTTTGGTTTTGGCTGCTTACGGTGCTGGATTTGTGCAAGGCCGCAAAGTTGCCGAGCGGGAAGCATTGCAGCAACTAGCGAAACTCATGCTTGAAGAAAAGGCGGCGAAGTAATGCTCGACCTAAAAATTGATGGCGATCCAGAAACAAAACAAGCCCACCGATTGACGCTTGATTATTTGGGATCAGAAGGTATTGAAGATGACGACCTGCAATTCCTTACTAAACTTGCCAACGGCCTGATGCGAGGTGCAACAATCGTTATCGATCCAGGATTGGCTACAGAGTTCGTTTACGAGGCTGGAGAACCAGTTGAAGAGCAGTCAAACGAGGCCGGCGAATGAGCGAATTTTTCACCGGCTACGACCCAGCGCTAGAACGACGCGACGAGTTGCAAAGCAATTCGGTGTCAATGCCGTTTACACTTCGTGACTTCGCAGCACCGGAAGAAATCGACCCTCGACGACTGATGAGGCACGACAAGCAGGGCAACATGGGAAGCTGCCAAGGTTTTTCGCTTACCAATTGCGGCGAATATCTGTTAGCTTTGGGGCACGGAGCGGTTAGCGAATCGCGTCAGTTCTCGCAGTTGTTCGCCTACCTTGAGTCTCAGCGGATTGATGGATTACTTGGACGCGATGCCGGATCAACGATTAGCGGCGGCTTGCGAGTCGCAAAGGAGATCGGGTATTTACTCGAATCAGCCTTACCTTACCGAACGCCGTACCCATCGAACGCACGAAACCTAATCACAGATCAGATGAGGCTTGAGGCGTCACCCTATCGCATCAGGTCTCACACATGGCTTGAGAGTTACGAGGACATCTACAAGTATCTTGCGAGCGGATCAGGTGCGGTGCATACCGGAAGTACTTGGAACGATAGTTTTTACGCTTCCAACGGCGTTTTGGAGTCGATTAGTCTTCGCGGTGGAGGCGGTCACGCTACGGCGTGGCTCGGCTACAGCAAACGCAAAGACTCGAAGGGCCGCAACTACATTTGGCGATTGAACTCGCATAACGATTCGTGGACGGAGATTGCCCCTTCGGTTATCGATGCGTTGTGCAAGCATCAACACACGTCGATAGTTGGGATCAGTGATTTGAGCCTACCAGGGCCGCGTAGTGTATCGTGGCTAACATCGAGGCCACTAGGATGAATAAGCAAGGAGGTTTGATTATGGTGCTATTGTTTTTTGCGTTGTTGTTTTGGGCACAGACTCCGCCTGCGAGCGATCCTACGCAATGCGACACTGCGCCGACTTCGAGTGAGTTAATAAGCGAACTTCAGCAAGCGGCAAAGACGCTGATTGAGCCTGAAATTGCAATTGATCCGGCCCCCTCACCAAGCGACAAGCCCAAGGTTGCAAAGCGTGAGATAGTGATATTCTCAGCGGATTGGTGCGAGCCTTGCCAACGGTGGAAGCGATGCGAGCAAGCGAAGTTTGCAGAGGCTGGTTATACTTTCGCGTATGGCAATGCG